TGTTTAACTGAGTCGCCAAAGGAAGTTCTGTTATTCTCTTGCTCATACTTATATTTACATTAAGGATTGATAGATTCGTTAGTATAAATCGCGCTTAACGTTGGTTGATTGTAAGCCCCAGATATCAAGATACCTGTCGATTCAGTGACCTCAAACGACCAAGATGTTTGAATCATAGACTTGTCGCCAATTTGACCATTAATTGAATAAGAATCTAATTTTGCGTTCTGTATCTTTACTCCTAGTTTTTTATCTTGATTAGCGTTTTTAAACAAAATGTCAAAATCATATCCAGCGGCAGATACATCTTCTTGAGTAAATTTCTCATTAAGCTTTTCCGCATCAAAAGAATTAACGACAGAATCCAAAGACATTGTTCCTACTATTGGTTTCTGAATCTTTCTCGCAAAAGGATAATTACTTCCAAATCCATAAAGAGCTTTTCTTTCTAAGTTGACGGCAATATCTAACGATTGAAAATTATCGAATACAAAACCAAACTTAATTCCTGCTGATCCGCTGTTATTTGTGGCGACAATAGTTGTCGAGTTGTAAGGGCAACCTCCATCAAACACTCCAGTAAATGCGTTTTGAATTCTAGTTGGTCTAGAAGCGTTATAAAAATTGAATCCGTATTTCTTGTTTTGTACTTGCGAGTCTTGCCCCGCCAGAGCTGTATTTACTGCTGGAACATAATTCGTAGTTGAGTAGTTCGTGATCTGCGCGTTAGCGCCAACGTATTTGCAGCTAACTTCAGCCATTTGGCCAACAGATGTTCTAATACTATAAGATCCTAAGTACGTATTTCCTATGCCTAAAACATTAAAATCAGTTGGCGTAAAAGAAGCCATTGCATCTTTAGCTTGATCGTTAGCAATCATTACATAAAAGTTTCTGTCTTTATCGTCAGTTAAAATAGTATATAAAGGATTTGTGTAGGCGTTATCAGTAAAATCTAATCCTAAATGTTTTTCGTTCCATCCATCATTTAATAAATAAGAAACGTCCAATTCTACATCTGGGGTTAATTGGCTATGTCTTGCGGCAAACGCCGAAGATCCAATCTGCTTTAGCGGCTGGCGATCCATATTAAAAGAAAAGCCATAGCTCTGAATAAAATCTAAGCGAGAAACTGCGTTGCCTGTGTTACTCGCAGGAACAAACGCATCCCGCGAACCAACAAACATCATCTCCATTTCATATGAAATTAGTTTTCTCATTAGTAAACCTTTCTAGCGCCAAGTGGATCTTCTATGATAGTTACCGAAATATCGTTTACGTTTTTATAAACAAACGTGTGACTCCATTGATTTGAAAAGAAATATTTGTTTTGGTCGTAAATCTTTGGAAGCTTATATTGAAACTTTCTATATCCTTGCTTTCCGCACAAAAAGTGCAAAATACATCTAGCCTCGTTATCCGAAATTCCTTTGAAATCTAGTTTTAATGATTTTAAAACATTAGCGTGCATTCCGAAATCAGCTCTTTTCGTGAAAGAATACGGCAACTCTGTTTTGATTACAGATGTTTCTTTTGATATTTGAGCTGGATAAGTTGGCTGAAAGAAAAACTCTTTTGTAAATTTTGCGTTAGAGATCGCGGTATTTTCGCCCACGCTAATGTCACCAGTGACATAGTAAAAAGAATCGTATAAATTGTTTGCATTTGCGGCGATATTTCTTACTACATCAAATCTAGAATAAGCTACTCCAGCAGAATACTCGCCTTTCATATTACTGCCTGTAATATAAGCTGTGTCCCATTTTAATAACGATGCAGCTTGATCAGAACTTAAAGATACGCTAACTGTATGAAGATCGTTTTCATTAAACGAGTTTTCGATATTGTCGCAAAACATTCTAATTGGCTTATATATTTGCGCTGGATCAGTATATAAGAAATGCCCAGTACCATTTAAAGATTCAATATAACCAAGAATTTTGCGCGCATCTTCTTGCTTTTTATTCTCAAACGGAAGATTCATTTTCATTTGCAAATGATTTAATCCTTTTGGCATAATGTGCATATAATTATCTGTGGTAGTATATGCCGATAAATCTGCGGAGAATTCAACTGTAGCTCCATAAGAAGGCGTATAGTCTAACGTTGCAGGTATAGACCCAGATATATTTTGATCTCTATCGTAAAAGAAAGACATTAGATGAATCCTTGATATGTAAGAGTTATCACCAAATCATCAGTAGCAGATGTATTTAAAGTTTCTGATATAAGCTCCATACTAGTCATTGTAAATGTGGCTAATGAGCCTATTTCTATAGTAATTTTTCTACTATTAGAATTCAACAAGTAGTCAAAAGCTCTTTTAGCTTCATAGTCATCGACGCCGATACTAAAATCAGCATTTACTTTAAACGGTTTAACTGTAACAACTTCCATTGCGCCGCTACCTGTTGGATGATAGTAAGCTTCTCTTTTGCATTCTAACGAATAAGTGAATGATTCGATTCTGTTAGTGCCGCTTCCGTCGCACTCGATTCTAATATCACCGGGTCTTACGACTCTCAAAGCTCCAGTTTCAGAAGCTCCGTTTCCTCCAAATTCATTTCCAACATCTCCAAATATAGAAAAGCTCGCATTTAGATTTGGGAAGTTGCCAACAGAAGCGGCAACTGAATACGATGTAAGGTAAGCTGAATTGAAGCCAAACTTTTTTCCTTTATAATCTACTCCTCCAACTAAAGGATCTAATCCTGTAAAACTTAAAAAGAAATCAGCAGGAGATAAGTATTTCTGAACGCTTAAAGAAGATTGCGGCGCGCTAGAAGTAAAAGTTTTAAACTTTGAATAGCCAATTACGTTAACGTGGTCAACAGTAAGAGAGTAACCAAAATTAACACTATTGACGCCAAATATTTTATGGCCGCTAATGTATAAACTATTATCGTAATTAGAGACTGATGAATTTTTACTCATTATCTACTTCTGAGTGCTCCCCCTAAACGTTTTTCTTCGTTAATGGTTTCAAGCACTACAGCCTTAATCCGTTCGCCCATCTTCTTATAATCTACGCCGCCTTGTGATGTTTGACCTTGTGACTCAGTAGATGAACTGCTGCCAGAAACATTAATGCTAATGTTAACGGCGGTTCCTGTTTTAGAGTCAACCTTTGCCTTAGAGTCTGATGATTCTACGGTAGCGTCCATGCCAACTTCGCCGCCATCTGCGAATCTAGCGCGGCCAGTGTTCATTGAGTCAAGATATTGTTTACCGTATTTACGGGTGGTAGCGCGATTCATAACATATTCGCCGCCCATTAATAAGGCTGGAATATCGTCGGTTGGTCCGCCGCCGTTGTTAAATCTAGCTACCATTCCTCCTTCAGCTCCTTTAACTCTGTATGGAGTCATCATGGTTTGACCAGGAACAACATTACTCTTGACAGTCATTTGATTTGCTATGTCACCTATTTTACCTACTCCATAAGATAATCCTGCGGCAGCTACAGTACTAATTATTTGTTGCTGCATAGCTTTTCTCTGCTGCGTTCTATAAGCTTCTCTCTTTGTTATAATGTCTAAGCCTTGTTGTTGAGCACTAGTAACTTCACCCTTGATTGTATCTTCGTTCATCAATCCAAATCTAGAAAGTCTTGCGCTTTGATCTTCAAGATTAGCATAAGCTGTTGATCCAGTTCCTTTTAATACATCAGTTGCGCCGCTTGTGGTTGTTTGATTAGCGAATTTAGATAATTGATCGTATCCAGAAATTGCTGATCCTCCACGAACACCGGGCAAGAAGATGCCACCATCATTCATCTTAGCGATATTTTCTGCGCCATATTTTTGAACGGCGGATTTACGCATAACGTATTCGCCTGAACTCAACATTGCAGGAACATCATCTCTAATTCCAGAACCTCCAGTAACCATACCTCCAGCAGCAAATTTTCTTACATAGCCACCCTCTGATCCTCCAATTGCGGCTAACGTAGATCCAACTATTTTATTAGACGCCGACTGTAAAAATGCTCCCTGTAAATTTTGCAGGAATGATTTTGCAATATTTTGTAAAGCTTCTCCAATATTATCAGCTCCAGAAAGACCAACTTTCATAGCTTCAGCCAATCCATCAGCTAAAGCTTTTGGCGTATCTTGACCAAGTATTTGTTGAAATGTTTTAGCTTCATCCAATAAACCAGAACCTTCGATTCTCAAGTTTTGACCAATAGTATTACCTTTGCCACTTAATAAATTAGCTTGCTCCTCAATAGAAACATCTGTTGGATTTCTTCCGCCTAAATTTTGTTGCAGTATTGAAGCTCTTGCTTGTTCTCTAAGATTAGTAGATGTTCCAGAGTAAGCTCCTCCTTTTGCTATTGCAGATGTAATTTCTCCAGCTTGTTGATTAGAGATTTTAGTTTGTTCGTTTGCTGTAACTGCTGCTAAATTATTATATTGAGCCGCCAATTCTCCAGAAGCTCTTGCTAAATTTAAAGATTCTAATTCAAGTTCTTTTGAAGCTTTATCATTAAGATCTAATTGAGTTACTTGTTTTTGAAAACCTTTAGCAATTAAAATTTTATCCGCTATTTGCTTAACATCTTCATCAAATAATTGTTTTTGATTTGTCGCTGTAACTTCTGCTTGCCTTCTATTTTTCTTTGACTGAATAGCTAATTTTTTACCTTCTTGAATAGCTTCTTCTCCTACTGAAACTTGACTGTATAAATTATTTAAATAATCAGACTCCGCATTTAACAAATCTTCGTCCGTACTAAATTTTAATCCAATATTTTCAGAGTCTTTTGCGAATTGTCTTACTTTTTCTTCTGTAGCTTGTCTTAATTTAGACGCATCTATAGCGGCATCTTTTTCTATTGAAACTCGTTTATAAATTTCAGTTTGAGTTGCTTCGTTAGATAAAGCTAAACCTAACTGAGTGTCTGCGTTTTGCGCAGCATTAGCTATTAAAATTTTATTCTTTAATTTTGTTTCTAAAAGTGAATTAGTTAAATCTTTTTGAGCGTTAGCTAAAAGATCTGCATAATTTCCAGCTCCATTTAATCTATCTTGTAAATCTCTTGTAGTTTGGTCTAGTTTCGCTCCAGTAGTATTTTGTTCGGCAATATCAAATCTTTGATTTACTCCTGCTGTTTGATTTGTAGTATTTGCGTCTTGCTTTCTAGAAGCATCGTATATAGCTGTTAGGCCAGTCCTTATCTTTTCTTCTGCTCCCGAATCAAGAATATCCTTTCCTTTAAGCGCTCCTGATTTTTGCAACAACTCTGTTAACACTGCTTTAAAATCTTCAGGCCGACCTTCTTCCGTGAGCATTCCAAAATTTATCATTAATTCTTCTAAATCCGGTTGACTTATATTTTCAAGCGCTTCTTGAGATAGCACAGAATTTTTATCCCCAGCTCCTAATGTTTTTCTAAGATTGACTGCTTGAAGTTTATTAAATTTTTCTTGCTCATCTGTAATTTTTGCTAATTCTATTTGTCTTTGTAAATCTATTACGGCAATTTCAGTCATACTGCCTTTTATTTGATCCAAGAACGCAAGCTCTTCTTCTCTAATTAAAGCTGTTTTTGCAGCGTTATTAGATATCTGTAATTCTTGGTTGAATATTTGTTCAAGTATTTTTTCTCTAAATACTAACTGTTTAGAATCATAAGTTTGGTTTGCTTTTTCTACATCAGTCAATCCTTGTTTTTGGGCAGCAGACCCTCTATTTTTTTCTATTTCTTTAAGCGCTAATGGAGCGGCATAAGCTCTCATTTTATTTGGATCAAAAAAATCAGTGTTAGCCACCGACGATAAGTTTCCTGTGTCATCTATAATCTCTGTCTGTCTAGTGTCTTTGCCTGCTAAAATTAAATTGTTTAATGCCGTTGCATCTGTTTTTCCATTAACAATTCCTCCAGTTGCTTGCAAAGCAGCTATAATAGATTTAATATCATCTGGATTTATCAATTGAACGTTTTGTTTTTGCAAAACTTCGTTGATTATTTTTTCGTTAGAGTTCGCTTCATTTTTGCCCTTTTCTTCTTTTTTTGCTTTATCAAATGCCGCTAGAAAGGCTTCTGGAGTAACCGCTTGTCCGGTTTTTTTCGCTTGATCTGCTAAATCAGCTAAGGATTTTCTTACTCTGTCAGTTTCTGTTTCTAAAGCCGCACTAAATTTAAAAAATAATGGTCCCAAACTAGACAAAGCTGCTGCTGTTATTGTTAACCCTTTTCCCCACGGACCCAAAGCGCTAGTCATTACCATAGCTGCCGTTCCCGCTATATTTATTCCAGCTGAAAGTGATTCTAAACCTAAAGAAGCTTTACTTCCTTCATCTGTAAAAGATTGAATTGCAGAAGTAGCTCCAGTCATAGCTGTTTGAAATATTAAAAATTTTCCAACATCAAATGTTTGCTCTTTTTGTCCTTTGGACGCATCAATCTTTGACGCGCTTTTTTCTACAGCGCCCTGTACTTTTGATGTTGTTTTTGAATCTAAACTATATTGATTTGTTAAATTTTTAGTTTCTTGCGCTAACTTTTGTTTAGCATTATTTAAATCTCCACCGTTTTTAACTTCAGCCTCATAAACAGCAATTAGAGCATTTAACTGTTTTCTTAACGCAGCTAACTCTTTTGTCGGTAACTCCATTTGAGTAGGGCCAGACATCAATGACACGACTTCTTTCCCAAATGTTTTTGCTCCTGGCAAACTTATCGGATCAGCAGCAAAATTTGGAACTTTTCCATCTGGCTCATCTCTAGTATTAATAACCGCAAGTCCATTTGGATTTTGCGAGTTTTTTAATCTTGCGTCTTTTGTGATACGAATTTGCGCTGGATCTAAACCAGCTTCCATTTCTCTTTGAACGGCATCTTTTAATGGGTCTGCTGCAAAATTAGGAATATAGCCTCCAGATGCTTTAAACTTTGGCAACTCAGTATCTCTTGTTAATCCATTTTTTAAAACTTGACTAGCGAATTTTCTTTGAATAGATCCAGAATCAGATCCTTTCAAATCAGCGGCTCTTTCGCCTCTGATATTAAAAACAGATTTTAAAATTTGTCCAGCTTTAGACCCTAAATCTGGAAAATCTAATGTATTATCTCCTTTTTCTCTTATTGACTCAGGAAATGTTAAAGCTCTTACAGATGTTTCAAATAAACCTCCAGCTAATCCATCCAAAGCGGCTTTTGCTCCAAGACTTTTAGCGAATGCTTTATCATATACGTCTTTTGATACTGGTTGCCCTGTTAGCTGGCTTGATAATTGTATTCCTAGTCCATCTACTTGCTCTCTTAGTGCTTCAAAAAATTCTGGTTTTTTTCCTAAATTACTTGTTTGATTTTTTAAGCCTTGTTCTGATAATTTATATATTGGAAACTCTACAGAAGCGTAAGTTTGATTTTCTGGATCTTTTGGTTCAGCAGAAGAATACTGTAAAGAAGTATTTGGAACAAGCATAGCAGCAATGTCATTAGACGAAGCTGTTTTTCTTTGACTCTTTGATGAGCTGTACTTAGAAAGTTCAGTATTATCCATCAATCTATATTTCGCCGCAATCAGCTTTTCTTCGGAATTAACTCCTCTAAATCCTGCGCCCAAACTTGTGATAACCTGCGCTCTTCCTTCTGGTGGCGCGCCAGCTCCTTCGTATATGTAGCCTTTTTTAGCTTGTGCAAAATTAGGTATAAATCCTTTAGCAGCCTTGATCATATCAAAAGACTGAGCTTTTGATTTAACCATAGACATAAAATCATATTGATTTAATGGAGCGTAAGCCGTACCTGCAATTTGTTTTTTGCTTCTTAAATCGCCTTCTGATGGATTTGTTCTTCCACCTCTTCTAGAAAGAATGTCGAAATTCTTTGTATAAAGATAAGATACTTTGCCGCCAGTTCCATTAACTGCGGCCA